TATCTCAGATATCCTTTTCTGCCGATGATCACGTCGGTTTACTGCTCCTGAGATTTTCTGCGAATAGGATGAGTCAATTTCGTGCAATTCGTTTTGAGCCGTAGAATACAGGTATCTTTTTTCCTGCTGGCTCTCAATCTCTTTTCTTTCATTTGCCAGTGCATCAAGTCTTTCTTCCAAGTCCTCTGGGACATTAAGAGCAAGCTGAGAAATCTGCAAATGTATCTGCTTGTTTCTGAATTTGTTTTTGTCAATAAGTCTCTGGTAGCGATCAATATCTTCGTTATAGCTATCCAGTGTTCTTTTTGCGTTTTTATATTTAATAACGTCCTTCTCTACTTCAGAAAGCTGTAAAGATAATTCAGAATGCTGTTTTGCTTTTTCCCGTATCACATCGGCCAGTTCCAATAGATTATTGCACGCTGTCAATGTCTGCTTTGAATGGTCCAGATCGTTTGCCATTGCACTGTATTCTTCTGAGCATTCTTTCAAATCATTTCTGGTTTTTTCACTTTCCTTCTCGGCCTCAGATATTTTTTTCTGACACTCGATCAGATTTCTTCTGGATTCATCCAGATTTTCAAGTTCTTCCTGCTTTTTATGAATATCTTTTTCTACTGTCTCCAGTTCTTCCTCTGGATTTCCCTGCGCCTTAATGAAGTCAGTCTTGATCCGGACGGCTTCTTTTTTAGAAGCCAGTTCTTTTCTGGAATCAGCAAGCTTCTTTCTGGCATCCAGTTCCATCACTCCATATATCCCAAGCCCGAGTAAATTTCCAAGAATTGCGATACGTTCATCTTTCTTCGCCTGCAAGAATAATCCATACTGATCCTGCATGATCAATGCGCAGCTGCGGAATGTCATGCTGTCCATACCAAGAAGCTTCTCTATCTCTGCCTGTGTATCAACAATTCTCTCTTTTGACAGGTTTCGCCATTCATTTTCTTCGTACTGAGAAAGGTTTAAAGTCGGCTTTCCGGATTTTGTTCTGGTGCGGACTACCCGGAATCGTTTCTCTCCGATGTCGAAAATAAATTCTATGAAACCGCTTCTTGCATCCTCTGTACCTCGGATCCACGCCTTACAGTCTCCCTCACGGGTTTCTTCAAACAGACAATCCACAATAGCATCCATGAAAAGACTGCTCTTTCCTGCACCGTTTACTCCATTGATCGTGCAGAATGAAATGTCTGAAAAATCAAAGTTTTCTTCCTTGTAGTTTCTGTAATTTCTGACAGAAATAGATACCGGCTTAAACACGCCGTGAATCTCTGCGGTGGTACTCTGTTTCATGGTTTCTGCTATGATCGGCTCGGCAAGCTCCACGATTTTGTCTGGATTCTTAAATGTCTTTTCCTCCAACCATTTTTTCAGATTCAACCTTGGGTCGCTTTCCTCCGAGAGAAGCCCGCGGTTCGTGATGTCAATAGTACTTTCTGCTTCAATATCTGCCACATAGAATGCACCAAGCTCATACAGGTTCTTTTGCAGTAGTGGAATGTTGAGCGCCTTTTTCTGCTCAGATGTGCAGGAATACCGCACCCGGACTATCTTATCCGTCACCTCTTCTGAAATGCCTGTTCTGTGGAGATACATAGCCCCTTCACGGATATAATCGCCAACTTCATCAGGATCCCAGGTGATAGTGTGGAACTGTCTGTATGGAGTAGTGTATCTATGTCCTTTTACCAGAGTGCCTTTCTCATTAAATTCATGAATCCAGAATCCACGCTCCTGTCCTTCATCATTAAAATTCATTGCATTGATTGCTCCGGAATAGAATACATTGTCAATTCCTTCAATGATTTGCGGGCGATGGATATGACCAAGAAGTACCGCCTCATATCTTGCGGCCATTAAAGCTTCTCTTGGAATGACCGGCTCAAAGTTTGTGAAGAAGGAAGTCTGCCCTGATTCCATGTTGCAACCAGGAACCGTATAATGTGCCATGAGAATCGGTGTCTTTTCACACTCTGCTCTCAATGCAAAAACCATATCTGAAATATATTTCGTCCATGCAAGATTTTCTTCGTCTGCAGATAAACCAGGGAATTTTGCTCTGAACTCCTGTTTGTCAAATCCCGGTATGCAGGCAATGTCTGTATATGGTGTGTGAAGGACAGTTGGAGCTGTTATTATATGCACATGACTAGTTTTCACAAACATTCTATCCAAAACTCTGAACTGTCCGCTTCCATCATGATTCGGCGTTCCTCTCATTACGATCACCCCTTTCGCAATGTCAGCCAATTTTGTGATCGTATCTGTTGCAATAATCATTTCGTCCGAGTACCGTACCGGACCAATCTGCTCCTGGTGGAAGATATCACCAGAAATGCAAACAATGTCCGGTTTCTCTTTCTGGGCTACCTCAACCATATATTCAAGACATTTTACTGTGTCCTGCAAACGGAGATTTACTCCGTCCACTACAGGTCCTTTAAACTGGCCGATATGCCAGTCGGCAGTATGAAGTATTTTCATTTGCTCATCTCCTTTACTGTTGCTTTCATCGCTGTGATCATGTTCTTCAATTCCGTTTCTAAAAGCGAAAAGTTCTCCTCGCTAATTCCGCAGAATTCAACGCCATCATCTCCCATCTTTTCTCCGATAAAGAGAATATTTCCAACAATGGGGCATCCGTGTTTATCAAATTCGTAAAGATAACTTCCGATCAAATTTGCTTTGTTCGGCTTCAATCTTCCCTCTTCGTCAATCAGCATGCTCACACACTTCCCTGGTTCTTTAACAGGAGTAGATGGCATTTTCAGTTCTGTGTATAATCTCTTCGGCATTACATGCTCAACTATGTCGCACCCGTTCCCGATCAGATCATACAGAGCTTTGTTCTGTTCTCTCATAGTCCCTTCCGGAAATTCATGTACGGACATTTCCAATTCTGTTGATACCTTTATTATTTTCATCTGCGTCCGCCTCCTCTCTGGCATTTAATGCAAAGTGGCTCTCCAAATTTATTGATTGAATATTCATAAACTCTTTCATTTATGACTTCACCGCATCTGGAGCACTGAAAATCCATTGATCGGTCCGGCTCTGGTTCTGACTCCGGTTCGGGAGCAATATCCGGTTCCTGCATTGGTGGATAATCATCTTCGCTTTCTGTATCCGAAGCATATGCTGGATTATCCAAATCGTCCTGAGTAAATACCGTGCTTTCAGATTCGAAATCCACGTTCTTAACTGCTATCTGTGGTGTACCAAACATATTGTTCACAGAGTTCATGCCTTGTGTCAGCATCGCCTGTCTGACCTGTGGATCCGAGAAATCAGGTGAAAAAATAACTGTTGGGATAGCGAAATTCTTCTGCAGTTCTGCCTTTGTGTATGTGCCTTTTACACCAAGCAGAGCTCTTATTACACGAAGCTTCGCACCGGTCATAGCTTTTTCGGCCCAGGTCTTTTTCAGCAATGCCATGTTTACCATAACAGAGCGATCGATGTATCTGTCTCTGTCTTCTTTCGCAACCACAAACGCCTGACATTTCTTCCCCCATTTGTTCTTGGATTCCACCCATTGTCCAGAAAAGATTTCCGCAGCTGCCTGTGCCTGTTTTTCATCAGTTATGCCTTTTGCAGCTTTATCCGCAAACTCAATGCGATACTTCTCTTCTTCATCCTCCAGGCAGATCACTTTCTGGTCGGTTTCTGTTCTGGCTGTTCCGTCAGCCTTGCGCATGGCTCCCTGAGCCTGTGCCCGGTATGTGACCCTGTCAATGCGTTCACCATATGTTTCCTTGGGATTGAACTGTATACCGGCCGCCATAGCCATTTTGTTGAGTAATGGCTTAGATAAGGAAAACACATCTTCCCAGATATCCTTTCCTCTCTCATCCTGCTTCCCAGTCTTAACTGAGCCAACCTTGAAAATGTCTCCGCTGGTTTCGCCCAGATCAACCGGGACCTCTTCTACATGGAATTTGTAGAATGGATTGAGCTGCACGTCCGTTGCTGTGGGAACCAGCAGATTGTAATTTTTGTATGCCGTGATAACTTCCGGCAAGCTTCCTAAAACCTCTTTCATCTACTTGATAACCTCCTATTTTTGTGATAAAATGACGATGACTTTAAAAACAAAGGGTCGGTAACCTGTTTTTAAAAGTTCTGACTGGTCTTGGATAGGATCGTGGGTGCCGTCTACACTCCGCTTTCCCCTTATTATCCAAGACCTTTTTAATGTTCATCACCTCCTATAAACCAATTCAGAAACCAAAACAGTGCGATGCCGAATATTCCAACAAAAACTATTTCTGAGCCAATTTCATGGCTTCCTCTTTCGAGATAAAGCTTATTTGAAAGCATATTGTAAAGAATCGTGCTTGCCAGGACTGGAAGTGCATACTTCAAAGCTCTTGCAATAAAAAGGATTCTCTTTCTCACTTTCTCTTTCTTTTTGCGGATGTAGTATTTCTCATATTCTGCCTCATTGAATTCTCGCACCACGGACAGATATACCCTTGTTTTGGAATCTTCTGTGATATACTTATATTCCATGTCTTTGCACATATCCGGCACCTTGCATACATTCATTTCCTTGCCTCCTTGTCAATGAGAATCAATTCCTTTGCGATAACGCTCTGCAATGCCATTCTGTCCATTTCGTGCCAGCTGATCGGCACCGGGCTGTTGTCCATTGCGTTCAGGATCCGCTCTGCGGCCTGATGATATTTTTCAAGATCTTTTGCTGTCAGCATCTTTCCCTCCTATACTGCCAGGCGAAGCTGGCCATTTTTTTCTTCTTTCATCATCTTTTCAACAAATGCAGTTGCTTTTT